ATCGCCTTCATGCATCGTATGCATCGACGCGATAGTCGCAACTTACTCGTAGCGGAGAATATAACGAACGCTTCGAAGCTAGGCTCAAGGATAAGTGGACACTACGGCTCAAACGCGATTTTCCGAGTGCTCTTCCCAGAGATACTCCCTGATTCCTCTTGTACTTGGTCCAACTACTCGTTGCATCATAAACGGACGCCCGGCGCTTCTTCGCATGGCGAAGGAACCTTCGACTTCTTGGGGGTGGGTGGTGCGCTTCAGTCAAGGCACTACGACGGACTCCTTGTGCAAGACGACCTCGTTGGTCGTAAGGCCATCGAATCCGTGTCGATAATGGAAAAGACGATTGAGTATCATCAGCTTCTTGTCGGTGCTTTTGAGAATCCCTCCTCAGCAACGCACGAAAACGACGAGTTCGTTGTGGGTAATCGGTGGTCTTATACCGACCTTAACTCACACATTCGTGAGCATGAACCTTGGTTCAATATTGTAACCCACTCCGCTCTGGGTGGTTGCTGCGACGCTCACCCAACTGACCAGCCTATCTTCCCCGAAGAGTTCAGCTTTGAGAAGCTGATGCGTTGGAAGGCTCGGCTTCGCAACTACAACTTCTCCTGCCAGTTCCTCAACAACCCCGCCGCTCCTGAGAATGCTGACTTCAAAGAGCCTTGGCTTAATTGGTTCTATATTGAAGAGCCGAACGAGAAGAATGGCTTTAAGAAGATGATTCGGCATCACGCCAAAGACGGACGGGTCTTCAAAGACTTTCCTGTGTCTCACCTTCGCCTCGGTATGACCGCCGACCCTAACCACTCTGGGAATCAAGGGATGGGCCGTTGTCGTCATGCAGTTCCTATCGTTGGGCTTTCAGCCGATAATAACTACTACCTCCTTGACTACTTCCTTAAAGCAAGTGGCTACGACGAGTTCTACAACGAACTCTTTCGCCTTGCTGGAGTGTGGGGGCTTCGTAAGCTCGGCTTGGAAACCATCGCCGCACAGAAGTACATTGGGCACCATATCCAAACAATGGCGAAGATGAAAGGCCAGTCCCTTTCTATCATCGAGCTTCGTGGTGAGGTTGAGGGACAAGACGGCGAGCTTACACGAAAGAAGGAGTTTCGTATTCGCAACGTCTTGGCTCCTATCTTTGAGGACGAACGGTTTTTCGCTCAAAAGAAGCATCAAGAGTTTCTTGGAGAGTACACAACATTCCCGAAGGGACGCTTTGTTGACCTGCTAGATGCTCTTGCTTACATGCCTCAGCTTATCAAGGCACCTCAGCGTTATGAGCAATATGCCGCGATGCTCGGCGCGAACCAACGAGCTGCGATGAGGGTTAACTCTCCTTACTCGGTGAGGATAAATTGAATGTCGTCTATACACTTTTCGGACTATTCTTTCTAGTCCAACTTTTGATTTGGAGGAAACAGATGTCTACACAAGCAGAGTTGGTTGCGGTTGCAACTTCGTTGGCTTCGGCAGCGAACTCCTTAGCCGCAACTGCGTCGGCAATCGAGACGTTGGTAGCTTCGCTCAAGGGTGGGGTAACACAGATTGTGGACCAAGCGACGCTTGACTCTGTAAACACCTCGCTTGCGTCTAGCCAAACAAGTATTGCTGCGTCGCAGACGGCGTTGCAAGCTTTGGTCCCTACTACACCCGGCGCCTAAGGAGGCGTCAGGAAATGGTTGATTTCGTTAAGGCGAAGTTCGACAACATCAGCCTCGTTATAATCTTTTTCGTTCTAGTTGGGGTAATGATGTGGTTCCAAGAGAAGCTCGACGATAAGGTCGTGGCTTGGCTTGAACAGACAATCACGACTGTTCTTGGTACTTATCTCGGTCTTACTCAGGCTCACCGTCTGCTCAGTAAAAACGGAAATGGAGGAACAAATGGTTCGACGTCGACTGCAAGCACTAGCACTCCTGCCGCTACTCCTACTTCTTAGTGGCTGTCCGAAGGACCCATACACCGCGTCGTTGAAGGGTTCCGCGGATGTTTCAAACTCTGTACACTCGGCAATTCAAATAACGGCTTCGTACTACAGCACTGGTAAGCTCAATGACCAGAAGAAAGCTCAAGTCGCCGGTGTGCTCAACATCGTTACTGACTGCAATATGACGTTTCGTAAAGCAGTTGTTGACGCTCACAACGCCGGCCTGACAGGTGTGGAGTCGTTCCTTCCTATCGCCAATGGCTTTGTCTCCTGTGCTCAAGCCGCCCCTCAGGTCGTGAACGATCCCAACGCTGAAAACATTCTCAAGGCCGTTCAAACAGCCATCAACGGTGTTAGCCTCGCCGTCGCGAGCGCGAAAGGAAAGTGAACATGGACCCTAATCTTGCAGTCCAGCTTGGTTTGACAGTCCTTGATGAGACAATCAATTTGATCAAGTCAATCAAGGGACAGGCCGGCATGACGCCTGAGCAGCTCGTTGCAATGGCCGACGCTCAGGATTTGAAGAACAAGGACGACATCAAAGCATTGCTTGCTCTCTAAATGCCAGAAGAACTTATCGTCGCGAAGCTCTCTGAGGAGAAGAAAACGGCTTTAGCCGTCTACCTCAAACGACGGGTCTTGGAGCTTAAAGACTCGATGAGGGAGCTTTACGAGGAAAAGATAACAAAGTGGAGGATGGCTTACGAGGCTCGTCCTGCGGAGGAGCAACGACAGTTTCCGTTCCAAAACGCTTCGAATCTTATCATTCCCCTCATCGCCATACACACCGATACCCTTCACGCTCAGCTCATGGCTGCTATCTTCAAAACACAGCCTATCATCGTAGCCAAGATTCTTGGCGACTTTGGCACCGAATCAGACGAGCTCAAGGAAGCCTACGAAGAATTCATGCAGTATGTCGCTATTGAGCCAAGCGAGCTTGATTTGTATCGTATCTACAACGAGGGCTTTCGTGAGTGCATTAAATACGGAACGATAACCTTTAAGTCTCCGTGGGAGCATAAAACTCGCTCCTTCCTCATTCCTGGCGGTGATGGCTCTGGCAAAGCAAGCGACTTCCTTACAAAGACCCTCTACGAAGGCCCTCGTCCTGAGAAGCTTCCTTTCGACGCTTTCTACTATCCAGTCATGGCTAAGACGCTTGATGATATGGATATTAAGTGTCACAAGCGTATTATGCTTCAACACGAACTCGAAGAGCGTAAGTTCACCGATATTTACGACCGTAAAGCCGTAGACAAAGTCCTTGGCCTTCCCGACCGTACCAACCCAACGACCGTGCAGGTTGAGAAAGAAGAAACGCTCGGCGCAAATACAACGGCTTCTTACGGTCACAAAGAGTGGGATGTATGGGAGTGCTACGTCACTTGGCGCTACAACGACGAGTCGTTCGCCCCACGGATGATCGCGACCTACCACGAAAAGTCGGATACAATCCTTCGCGTTGTTTACGACAACTTCGAAAGCGAATGGTTCGTCGGCGCGCGCATGGCTCACAGGGATGATATGTATCCTGGCTACGGCTTCGCCGAGGTATTGTGGATGTTCCAGGAGGGTGCGTCGGAGACTTACAATGGCTACCGGGATAATCAGACGGTTGCGAACACTCGCGTATGGCGCGTTCATCCTGATTCGAAGCTGCATCAAGGATATCGGATATATCCTTCGGCAATGCTTCCAGCGGACGAAAAGGAAATAGAGCCTCTTGCTCATGGAGATGTTTCGAACATCAACCTCGATGAACTTCGGCTCCTCCTAGAGCTTGCTGAACGACGGTCTGGTGTATCTCCGCCACAGCAAGGAATGGGAGCCGGCGGTCAGACGAAGCGTGGTATATATTCGGCGATGGGTACGCTGTCGCTTTTGCAGGAAGGGAACTCGCGTAAGGATTTGAACGTCTCGGACATGCGCGACTCCCACGTTCGGTTGATGCGTTTGATTTCGCTTCAGTATGGTAAGTTCGGAACCGATAGCAAACACCACGAAGGGCGTTTGGCTCTCTTCGGTAAGAAAGCCGAGAAGATCAAAGAAGCTTTGAACCTCATCGCGACTCGTCGAATGGGATTACCTTGTTACTCCTCGTCAGCAAGCATCAACAAAGAAGTCGAGAAGCAGAACGACATGATGCTCGTACAGGTGATGATGCGTCATTACCAAACCGTTGCTCAGCTTCTTGGCTCGATGCAGTCGGTGATGACCCCGCCGGCTGTCAAGCAGTACTTCATCGAGGTAATGATAGCCTCAAACCTTTTGATGAAGAAGATGCTTAGGAATTTCGGTCACGACGAAGTTGACCGTCTTGTACCTGACCCTCTAAAGAACGGAGTTCCAAATGCCTCAGCCCAAGCAAGTCCGAATGGAGCTCAGCCCTCGGGAACGCCTCCTGGCTCACTCGGCGCAGGTCCTGAACTGGCTGGACGACCCGGCGGCACGCCTCTTCAATGAGTGGTTGAAGGATGTTCGGCTGAGGGAAAACAAGTCTTTGATGGAGGCTGATAGCATTGTGAAGGTGCATCGTGCTCAAGGAAGTATTGGCGTTATCGACCTTATCAATAGCCTTCGAGACGACCTACGGCAATACGAACGTGACGTACTTGAAGGCAAATGTAGTCCCTTAAAGGAGGAATAGAATGGGTTGGCTTGACAGGATCAAAGACAAGAAGGAATTGGAGAAGATTCCTCCCGAACTACGGGATGCTTCGCCGGAAGACATTGTGAAGAAGCTTCAGGAAACAGACAAACTCAAAGCTGACCTCGCTGCTGCTCAGGCAAAGACGGCTGAGCAGGATACGAAGGTTGCCGAGATTTCGACGGAGTTCGAGCAAGTGAAGGTAAGGCTCGCGGCTGCGGAGGCAAAGCCGAAGGGAGATAACAAACCTCCCGACCGTGTCGAGGCGACTCCCGAGAACATGCTAGAGAATCCGAAGGGTGTTCTTGACACTCGCCTTGGTCCACTCGAAGCCGCGACGATTCGCAACGGCATGACGACCTCGCGGATGCTTGCTCAGCAACAGCTTGCTAACGCGGATATGGCGTCGGGTGGCAAGACGATGGATGGCCGGCTGTTTCAGGCTTGGGGGGCTGAGGTTGATGCTGAATCCCGAAAGTATCAACCAACAACTCTTATGACCCCCGAAGCCTGGATTGGTATCTACTGGTACCTGAAAGGGATTCATGGTGACGAGTTGAGAGACCCCGAGACTCGAAAGAAGAAGTACGCCTTCCTTGAGCCGGCTGCATCGTCAGCCGCCGGACCAAACGGTCCTGGAAGTGACAGCAGGCCGAAGGACGGGCCGGAGTCGCTCACCGATCAGGAAAAACACGTCGCGGATAAGATGGGCGTGTCGTACGAGAATTACGCTAAGAGAAAGAAAGCGATGGTGATGGTCAATGCCTGAGCCTACGATTACCTCAAAAAGCCTACCTCCGGCGATGCAGCCTGGAGCAGTCAAGACCTCACCGGCTGGAGCTTCAGACGCCAAGCCCGCCGTCGAGCAGCAGATTCCTTGGGAGCAGATTGAGGCGAAGCCGCTTCGCTCCCCGAACTTTCTTAACCTCAAGCCGAAGAACCCGAACCTGTCTCTGTTCTTCGGTAATCGAGCTGTTGGCGAGAAAGAGTCTGGACTTCGCTACGACCAGCTTATCGCAATGGGCTTCGTACCGGCGAAGCCTGAGGATGTTGTTACAAACCTTGGACATCCTTGCCCTCCGTCGCTCTGTCGCGACGGTCGTATCATGTACGGTGATTTGATCCTCCTCAAGATTGCTCGTGTCGATTACATCGGCAATCAGAAGTGGAACGAGCAGAATGCTCGTCTTCGAATGAAGAAACCTGGTGTAACCATCGAAGGTGGAGGCAAGGAGCATCAAGCCGCTGACGGACGTTTGCAGCCTACTGCGGCTTTGAACGTTCCTGACGCGATTCGATCGAAGGTTTCGATGTACGTTCCTCCAATCGCGGAGGTCGACGCCGCGACGAAGGACAACACCTAAACGAGTTTAGCGGCGTGCCCCCGTCGCTATTGTTATAAAAGTTAACAAAAGAAAGGAGTACGAATGGCTTCAGCAGAAATCCACAGCATTCAGACTGTTTCAGGTCAACAGCCCAGAATGCGCAGACTTCCTGAAGAAGCCGGCCAAACTTTTCTACCTGGCACACCTGTGTCGTTGGCCGCCGGTGACGGGGGCGTTAAGGCATGGGATGGTGTTACGGTAGCGTTCGGCATTGCAGGCTTCTCAAAGGAGTTTGGAAACAACCTAGCTGCGCTCGGTGTTACGCCGACCGCTGCGGTGAACCCAACTCCTCAGCCGTCGACTGGTCAGGGTATTCCCTTCCAGCCGTTGGCAGTCTCGATATCACGACCGTTGTTCCGTGACGGCAGACAGGGCTTCGAGGTAGCGGTGGTTGACACCGTTTTCCTCGGCCAGGTCGGACCGGCTCAGGCAACAGTCGCCACCGACGTTGGCAAGCAGTACGGAATGACCCTCGATGCAGACGGTCATTGGTACGTTGACAGAACCAAAATAGGGGCAAACGCTGTTGTCGAAGTTGTTCGACTTGACCCCAACGACCAGGGTGTTATTGGAGTTTCAACTCGCGGAGTGTACTTCATCGTACTTCCAGCGGCAGCTCAACTGGTGGCCTAACGATGACAATGGTCCGAGGACAGTTCGCACAACTCATGGCACCCGGTCTGCACGACGAGTTCCTTCACTGGATCGATTTGCTTCAACGTGATGAAGAGTACTCTCATATCTTCCATGTTGAAACCTCGAAGATGGCTTATGAAGACGAAGTCGAGTTCGCCGGCCTGCCTCCGCTTGTGGAGAAGCCAGAGGGCGAAGCGATTTCGTACTCTGATGCCATTCAGGGCGGTTCGAAGCGGTATCTTCACCTAACCTACGGTCTTGGGGTTCGGTGCAGCTTTGAGCTTTACGAGGACGACCAGTACAACGTTATCAACCAAGTGCCGAAAGCTCTTGCACGCTCGGCTCACTTCGTGAAGGAGCAGCAAGCCTTCAACGTCTTTAACCTTGGCTTCGGTACGGTGACCACGACGGACGGCTTGTCTTTGTTCAACACGAGCCATCCTCTACTCGGTGGACCGGCAGCGACCTCGGTGGCTCCTGGAATCGGCAATATCATTGCCTCTCCCGGAACCTATCCGAACCGTCCACTCGTTGACGTTGACCTTAGCTTCACCGCCATTCAGTTGATGGTCAACTTCTTCGAGCGCCTACCGGACAGCCAAGGCTTGCCGATTACTATCAAGCCTCGAACCGTCGTAATCCCACCAGAGCTCAAGTGGATTGCTCGTGAAATCCTTGGCTCCCCACACAAGCCATACACAGCGGACAACGAAATCAACGCCGTGCTTGCCGAAGATTTGCAGTACTTCGTTTGTCACTACCTCACCTCGCAGAGCGCGTGGTTCGTGCTTGCGGACAAGATGGCTCATCGCCTGAAGTT